AGCACCTGCACGCCATGATGATAGTCACTCATCCGTTTAACTCCGTGGTTAATGGGTGAGTGGTATTTTCCGTTGGGTAGTGCATGAGACGCTATTTGACCTGGCTGGTCAGTGGATGAAACAACAGATAAAGAAAATGCGGGCAATTCGCCCGCCTGTCCTGATTTGTACACACTCATTTTCCGACTGACAATTTACATAGCCAAAACGCTATCAAATCTGACAGCCTGCTTTGAGCGATAAATGGTCATTAATGGTACTCTATAGCTCAGGTGGATATATAGATTCTTATCAGCCATATGCAGCACCATTTATTGTATAGACTGTCACAAAAAATCTGTTTCCAAAAACTGCTTAGTAAAGATATAGTGTCAAAGCTAGGCACAGCTTAAGCTGTACTGAAGGTAAAAAACAAAATAAATGGAGAGTATTTTTAACTCAAGTCTTCACTTATTTAGTTATAAAAATAATTTTCAGTTAGGAGGCCAAAAGTGTCAGATGGATATATCCAGAGCTTTAAACTTAAAGTTCATGAAAGTAACGGAATAGAATATGAAAATTTATTTTCGAAAGTTATGTCATATTATCGGCCCGGATTCGATAAAGTAAAACCTCATGGTAACATAGGTGACAGAGGTAATGATGGATGGGTATATGATGCAGGAATTTACTATCAGGTATACGCTCCAGAGGACCTGCCTAGTAATGAAAAGAAATCGCTAGATAAAATGAAGGCTGATTTCGAAAAACTTTTCTCGTATTGGAATTCTATTTCTACAGTCAGAGAGTTTTATTATGTTGTCAATGATAAATATTGCGGCATCCCACCACATCTAAACAATGCCATCGCCGAAATTAAAAATAAATATAACTTAAATGAAGCGATGGTGATTGGTGCTACGGTTCTTGAGAGTTTTTTTGCAACGCTGAGCAATGAACAAAAAAATTATATATGTGGGCAATCGACTCGTAACCAGTTCAAAACAGAGCGCCACCTTGTAGATCGCCTCACAAGTAAGATGTATCTTCATGCCTGGGATAACATTAGCGATAATCTTATCGCTAATGCAATGCAATCTGAAGTTGTTGATGGATTTTATGAGGCCTACCAGACCGTTCTAACGACCAAAATGCCAGGCCGACTTCCCAACCTTGACTTATCAATGGTTGAGCTTGCTAACCATGCGTATTACCTTTGCGAACATATAACTAATATGAACTTTGCAAGTAACATAAATGGTTTTTGGAAGAGAGACATGAGTTGGAAGAAAATCAGAATGGACCAAGATAAATATCATGAGAAATATGATATGTATGAGCACTGGAGAAAAGAATTATTTCGACTGCACTATAATTTAGCTCATGCATTAAATCTTTTTTCTTTAGCGGTCAGAGAGTCACTTGATCCTGACTTCTTTTTTGGAGCTCAATTCGGAATAAACGATAGCATTGGCACCTTCAATAAACTGAAACCTATGTACCTTATTCCAAAGTCGTATTGCTCAAATTATCTCGAGTTATTGAGTGATAGTTGAGGATTAATTGATGCCATCTTTAGTGGTGGCATTGTGGAAATTAATTTCATTTATAAAATAAGCATATAACATTGAGCACAGCAATATAATTACTGGAACTAAAGTGCTTTTGATGAAAAATTTTTATTCAGTTCTTTATGCATTCATTACTTTCAAACAATTTCTTTCCTTAACATCAGTATTGCAATGATCGTCTACTTTTGGCACAGAGCGGACTGTCAGATTAGGCTTTACTCTGTGCCATAGATATGTAAGCTCCCACCAGAACTCAAACAACTTATTGCGGCATTTCCGGCCATTCAGGATGTGCAGGCTCCACACGACTGACCAGAACGCTGTAGCGTTCCCAAGCATCCAGTCGGCTACGCTCCTCATCTGTTGCCATATTCAGCCTGACAGCACGCTCCAGCGGCAAAATCACGGATTCAGCATCTGCAAGAAGTCTGGCTTTCCGATTTTCTGCCTGCTGCTGCAATTCCTCCGCCGTATAAATTCGTTTAATCACTGTGCCGTCCTTAAACATCCAGTTCCCTGAAATGTCCGCCCGTCGGTTAGCAGTAATATCTGGCACTTCAACAACACTTAATCCATCTGGTCTGATAGCTGTCACATCCTTTTCCACATAGCGGATAATATTATCTTTGTCGTACGCTATTTTTATCGTGTCATCAGCAAAATATTTTTGTTCTTCGTACCAGTTCTTACCATCTTCTGAAAAAAACCAGACAACATCAAAACCCTTTGTCAATTGATATTGTTCAACCGTTTTTGGATTACCCGCTGTTATATTTATCAAATGCTGCATAAATTATACCTGTGCCACGTTATACCATGTCCCGTTAATGTATTTCTGAACCGGTCTGTAATATACGCCACCAATGTTATCGGCAGAGTTTGAGCCGGTATCCTGAACAATAATGCCGGAATATACACACCCGGACGGTGCCTGATGTGTCCATGTCATGCCATTGTTCGCAGGTTTGTATGTGGCAGCACCACCAAGCCGGATATCCCGGACATAGCGGGAATCAAAGTTACCGTAATCTGTGGGATTAACACGCCCCGTAATATTTATGGTTTTATTACTTTGAATGCTACCGGAGACAAAGCGCATAACATGAACGTTATTAGCATAAACATCCAGATTACCGTCGCCATTTTGTTTAAAGCCCGTGTCATTATCACCCAAAACAATCGAGTTACCGCCAAGAGCACTGGATGTTCCGATGCCCAGTGCACCATTCAATTGACCTCCAGATAATGACAACGCCCCAACATCAGCAGCAGTAGGTTTAATGTGCGAACTGTAAATTACATATACAGTTCCATCTGTCAGGCCTGTTGGTTTATTCGCTGTATAAGTTGGTGATGTATGAATCGTTACGCTGGCGTTACTGGTATAATCCCACTGAATATTAACACCTGTGGCGTAATTACCTATTTCAACATAAACATCATAGGTATCACCGGATGTATTCACCCATGCAAAATTAGTAAATCCAACCGATGTCCGTCGCCATAACGCACCAGTAAGACCTTTTGGATTCCCATTTCCAGCACGAAGAACAAGTTCAGATATACCAGCCTGCATAGGGGAGTTAACATTATATCCAGCACCACCAATCAGGCTTATGTAAACCACGGAACTGGCCTGTGGCATGGTTACAGTTGCCAGCCTGAACCATCCTGTACCACCACTAAAAGACATGGCTGTTGAATTTGTTGCTCCAATATTGCGCAGGAATAATCTTTTATCAGGAATATCCGCGCCGTTCTGATCTTTCTGAAGACGTTTCTCAGCATTGTCATAGGCAGACCTCACCGCTTTTGGTGTTGCGGCCAGCGTTTCAGAATCGCTGTTGATGGCACTACTTAGCTGGACAAGACCTTTTCGCGCTGTGGTGGCATCCTGTGCAGTGTATTTCCCGTTAGCAAGGTCATACGCTGTCTTAACCGCCTTTGGTGTTGCCGCAAGCGTTTCAGAGTCGCTGTTGGTGGCGCTACTGAGCTGAACAAGGCCTTTTCGCGCGGTGGTGGCGTCCTGTGCAGTGTATTTCCCGTTAGCAAGGTCATATGCGGCCTTTACCGCTTTCGGCGTTGCCGCAAGCGTTTCAGAGTCGCTGTTGGTCGCACTACTGAGCTGAACAAGGCCTTTTCGCGCCGTAGTGGCATCCTGCGCAGTATATTTCCCGTTAGCAAGGTCATATGCGGCCTTTACCGCTTTCGGCGTTGCGGCGAGCGTTTCAGACGTACTGTTGGTCGCACTGCTTAACTGAGTAAAACCTTTTGCGGTCAGCGAGGCGTCCGGGTGACGTCGTGACTGTTCATGCTCTGCAATTTTGTCATCAACGTAATCCTGCGTCGCCATCACCGTTGTGGTGTCAATGGTCAGCTCCACTGAGGCCACACTGCTGACGATGATGACCATGCGGCAGGTCTGCGAACGCCCTGAGCCTTCGGCAAGAGCTGGCTTATAACTTTCGGCCATGTTCGCCACGGCAATTAATATTCCCGCATCATCGTACAGGCCAAGCTCACGCATCCAGAAACCGCCCACCTCCGGCGGAATAACCAGCTCTGCGATAATATAATTACTGTTTCGTTTGTCCTGGCTGATTTTGTTCAGCGCATGTCGCCAGACTTCATGGATAAGC